TGATATTTCAGTTTAGCAGCCAACGCTGGGGCAACCTTGGCAACAATAGCCATGTCCTCCGAGGAAACCATTTTCCTGTATTCTAAATTGGTTTCTGATTCATCATCCTCTAACCAAGTAAACTCATCTTTGGCTTTGGAGTTTAACTCCTCCGCGTCTTTGTTGGCTTTTTCTAGTCGTTTTAAATACTTACGCTGCTTTGGCAGATCATCGTATTTATCCTGTAGACTAGATATATACTGAACAATGTCCGAGCGAGTGTATTCACTGCCCCTGTGTTCAAATATATCATCGTCTCCAGCTAACCAGTTCTGGTAAAAACGGATATTGTTTTTCGTCTCCTTCTCAATGCTTTCTAGCTCGTCTTCTGTAGTGACCGTTGCTAATGCATTTGTTGGAGCGATGACAGTATCCAAGCTGCTTGATAGTGCAGCACTCTTACTTTCTAACTCGCCTTTGAGTTCCTTGATTTGAGAGGTTAATTCTCCAATTCGCTTACCACTACCACTGCCCATTTTCTTAGCTAGCTCACCCAATTTTTCGGGGGGCAAAACTTCCATGGCCTGTATAGCGATCTGTGAACGAGAGTCATCATCCAACTCATCCCAATCAATCTGTGAAAGAACGCCTTCGCCACCCAGCACTTCTTCAGCAGTTTCCTCTTGCTCAGATACCTCGGTTTCTTCTACTTCGGATACATCCTCCGTAGCTTCTTCCTCTGCAACTGGCTCAGATTCCTCTGGCTGTTCCTGTGTTGGAGATAGCTTTTCCACTCTTGCTTGACGAATTTCTTCTAGCGTTTGCGGTTTGGCTTGTTCGACTGTCGATACTTCTTCTGAAGGGGCTGTATCGTTACCCACATTTTCGGTTTGATCCATAACACTAATCTGCATTTTTACGCCCGCAGTACGGCGATGAGATCATTATAGCACGGGGCTATTTTTTGTTGTAATAATTTTTTCTTGCCTCAACTCGTTGACGAGCGGCCTTCATTTCTTCGGGTGTGAAAAAGTTCCTATTGTACGTGGGTTTTTGAGCTGCTGGTTTAGCTGCGGGTTTATCTACTGGTTGCTGTGTAGCGGGTTTAGTTGTTGGTTGCTGTGTAGCGGGTTTAACTGCTGGTTGCTGTGTAGCTGGTTGCTGTGTAGTGGGACTTGATCCCATAACTTTATTAACGCCATACTTAGTTGCTTCCCATCCACCAATAACGCCATATGGACTCTTCGCAACTTTCTTCGCGACCTTCCTTGCTTTTGCGGTCTTTACTCTAATCTTTTTCTTTACTTTTGCAATCGATGGCTTACCTGCCTTGTAGCCAGCTTTGAAGGCTTCCGCTCCCGATACTGTTGAATAACTCCCTGCGGATGATTTAGTTGAGCTACCACCACCAGAGGTTGCTGCGGAATTAGCTCCGTATCCCCTTGATTGGGTTTGACCAGCGGTTTCTCTATTTGTTTTTAAATTAAGCTTCGTCTTGGAGTTATTAACACCATTAGCCAGCTTAAGTGGAGTCTTCTTAACAGCCTTCTTTACGGGAGTCTTCTTAACAGCCTTCTTTACAGGAGTTTTTTTGGTCGCAACCTTTGCTCGTGCTACCTTTTCTTTAGCTGCCTTTACTGCTGGTTTGCCTTTGTTGACTGTCGCGACCTTACGTTTAATTGCGGTAGTTGCTCTCTTTACCTCCTGTTTCGCTACCTCAGGGAACTTCTTTTTATAAGCCCTCACCCCCAAGCCGACCGCCTTAGCGTTATCCGCTATCTTGGCGTTGGCGTTTGCGGTTGCTTGCTGTGTTCGTGTCTTTGGACCCTGTATCTTTCCCTGCTTGGGCTTCTTGGTTACTTTCTTGGTTGTATCTACCTTGGGGTTAGCCGATGCTCGTTTACCAGCCTTAACTGCGGCATCATTGGCTCTTCCTTGAGCGGGTGTTAAATCGGGTTTAATTTTTGTAACCGTTACGCCCTTTGCCTTGGCTGCTTCTGCTTTTGCTGGATCAAATCCCTCCCTCGAAACCGCCTTTTTATTTAAACTAGTTCTTTTCCGAACATTCCCCGATTTGCTCTTTGGTAAGCCCTTTGCTGGTCCCGATACTTTGGGTTTTTTCTTAATCTTTACTGCTTTTTTTATTGCTTTAGTTGCTTGTTTTATAGCCATTGTATTATTGCATTAAATTAACGATTACGGGTGCTAGCATTGCTAGCTTTGCTAGCATTTCGTACTGCACCAGCGGACTCAATTCCCTTAAATGCTTTAGCATTGGGTCTTAATCTTCCATAGGATTTTGGCAAATTTGCCTTATTCAAAGCGGACTCAACTCCACTCCTAGAGGTAGGCTTCCCCTTGGGGATGTTGCCGTAGGATTGTTTGGGACTCGCAGCCCCACCCTTGATGAGTCGGATTCCTGCACTTAGTAATTTTTTCATTAGTGTTTAGTTGTGTTTAGTTAATTTTTTTCTGGGGATAAAACTTTTAGCAGGTAGTCGTCCTCTATCATTCCACCAATTATCTTGGCATCCGCACGCTCACTGGCATCCAAACTTTTTTCTAAAAGATGGAATTTAGTTTCCCTGCACTCCTTGATAAAATCAATGATGTACTGGTACTGCTCGTACTTAGATAGAAACAATACTGCTTCATTGAGACTGTCTGTTTGTTTAATAGCCATTAGGATTCTCCTAGGTTTTGAGTGTCAACGGAGCCCATTGCTGCGGGAGCCGCACCCAAGCGTCCGATCTCTGCATTCTGCTGTTGAGCAACTTGCTGTTGATATTGAGCTGCGTAGTTCTGTAGGTTAGCCATGAAGCTAGGATCCGATTGGATTCTGCCTTGGATACCCTCTTGACCTGTGTATTCCTGAATTACCTGCATTGCAATCTGACCACCATTTGGTCGAGCACCCACTGGGATACCAGCGTAAATCTTGGTGAGATCATCAGTAACATCCTTAACCATTTCTTCCTGCCCCATTCCCTCGGGTTGGATGATTGCATCCGCAATACTTGGATCAATTGCATTCGCTGCAAATTGCTCCGCTGCTTGGACGTTGAATGTATTGTTGGGTGAGTTTCTAGCTAGCTCAAGAATCGCTGCAATCTTAGCCTTCATTGTTTCTGGGTCTTGATTCTGGACATCGAATGAGATATTAACATCAATGCTCTCGTCCTCTGGGGACTTGTAGATAACTAGCTCGTCTGGGTAGCCAGTCACTCGGAAAAACTTTTCATCGGGTCCAAACACTAGGAAGGACTTATACGCTAGCTTCAGTATACTGGAGCAGTGCGTAAGAAACTTGTCAATAAAGAACTGCTGGCGTTGCATACTTAGCTGGCTTTCTTCATTGAGCCCAACTAGATCCATTGCTTCCTGTTGAACATACTTCTCTAACTGGCTAGCAGCCGTTGAAGTATTCGGAACATTCATGTACTCAAACTTTTCGTTTGCACGAACACCAATCCACGCACCAGCACCCATTTGGGCTGGGGGTCGTCCGACTGGGTGTAGCAGTGGGGGTGCAACAGCCAAAGCCATTTGATCACTCCAGCCATCACGCAGTGTCTTCATTTGCTTTTGAGGGCCACGAAGCAAATCACCAAATGTATTTACATCATAAATACGTTTACCAGCATTACTTAATCGAGTTAATATAAATGGATACTCATCGTAACCAGATAGTAGCTCATTACTTAAGTACCCAGTTGTAAGCCTTGGGTTCCAAACTGTTAGGTATATTCCTTCAGAGTTACTTTTCTCGTCAATGAGTCTACGGTAGGTGTATACAACCTCAATCAAATCCTTGGAGTCCACCATGCCAGACATACCATACGTTGATCCCCCTCGTGCTTGAGAGGATCGCAGTGAGCTGTATGTGGTCTGGTTCATGCCAGAGTAGTCAAAGCCACGGTAGTTCTCGATGAGTTCCTCTGCGACTTCTGCATCCCACCCTTTGTTCTCTACACAGTTTTCAATCTCTTGGGGAGTAAGGAACGCACGCATATGAACTCTGGGTGCTCGCTGAATATCCGTAACATACGCTGGTATAACAATATCAATGTCAGCGAACTTTGTTTCCACAAAGGGACGCGATACATCTTTCTTGGCTACTGGGATCTTTGCTACACCAAAGTCTCGGAGTTCACGCAGTGCTTTTTTTGCCTTAGGAATATCGACATAATCAAACATATCGGTCATCATGGCAATTGTCTCCTCATCTCGGTTTTCATCAGCCAGAAGATCATATAGCTCTGGTGCGACTTCCTCAATTAGTGATAAGTTAAACTCTTCGTCGTGTGTTCTGGATTTTATTTCCCAGTCTACGTACGTAATAGCAATCCCCTTTTCTAGTAAATTGTTTGCTGCTGTCTCGCACTCCGAACGAAAGTCGCGGATGTAAGAGTTCTGCATATACTTCAAGAAGGATGAAACTACTCCAGCCTTCTGCATATCCGAGGATTCCGTTGGGTACGCACGAATGTTACTCTTAGCCAAGGCATTCATCATTAGCCCAACATACGTAGAGATGCATTG